TCAGGGTGTACCCGGCGGCTGAAGCAATCGCCGACCCATACGCTCCGTAGCATCCCGGGCCAACTTCGACACCACATGTGCGTACCCTTCGGTGACCTTCACCGTCGAGTGGCCCAGCAGTTCCTGCACCACCCGCACGTCCACGCCCTGCGCCAGGAGCAGGGTCGCCGCCGCGTGCCGGGTGTCGTGGACCCGGAAGTCCCGCACCCCCGCCGCAGCCAGAACCGCCTTCCATTCCCGCCAGTCGCGGCCCGGATCGATCGGTTCGCCGAGCTGGTCGGCGAAGACGAACTCGTGGTTCGCGTACGCCCCATCGGCCATCATCTTCTCCAGCGCCTGCACCTCGTGGTGAGCGCGGAGCTCCGCGACTAGCTCGACGGGGATCGGGGAGCTCCGCTTGGACTTCCCCTTGGGCTCCTTCAGGATCAGCCCGCCGCCGACGTGAATCTCTCCCGACCGCAGCGGCAACCTCCTGGCCGTGCAGTTGCCGCCGCGCTTGCGTCCGCACGTCCACGGCGGCCGGTCCGCACAGCCGTGCTCGTGCGACCGGCGGTGCAACTGCCACCAGATCCGGGCCACCACACCGATGTCCGCCGAGTCGCAACCGCGGCACCGCTGCAGCTTCTGCTCCCACCAGTCGACGACCTTGACGGTGGCGCCGCAGTCGTCGCACACCACCAGCAGGTACGGCCAGCGCAGCCCGAGGGCCTCACCCTGTCGGGTACCGATGGCCAGGCCGACTGACCAGCGGGCGGCGTTACGACGCCGTCTTGCCGCCGCCAGCACGGCCAAGGCGTCGTCCTCGGTGAGCGGCTCCATCTCTTTGCGTTTAGCCGTCGGCGGGTCCACGTCGAGCATGATGTTGTGCGGCACGACGCGCCGTCGGGCGGCGACCTTCCACGCCCGGGCCAGGATGCGGTGCACCTGCACCACGGTGGCGTCGGCGAGCTGCTTGCGCCGCATGGCCGTGTAGACGGCGTCGATGTTGTCGGAGATCACCCGATCCATGCGCAGTGACCCGATGACCGGGAACACGTGGTTGTCGAGCTTGCTGCGGTAACCCTGGATGGTGGTGGGGTCGATGCGGCCGGGCGCGATGGTGCCGAGGTAAGTGTCGAGTAGCCAGGTCCGGACGGTGGGGCCACGGCCTGGCCGGGCGACCGTGCCGGAGCGTTTCTGGTCGAGCAGCTCGTCGACGCGCTCTTCGACCTCTTCGATGGTCCGCCGCTTGACGTGCCGCTGGTCGGGGCGGCCGTTGCCCTTGGTACCGACGACGACCCACGCGTGGTAAAGCTCGTCCTTGCCGAGCTTGATTGGTGGGTACCGGCGGCGGGCCATCAGCTGCGGCCGCCGCGCTCAGCGAGCATCTTCAGCATCTCCCGCAGCACCAGTTTGTCGCTGTCGGCAACGTTGGGGTCGGCGAGGGTTCGCAAGATCTTGCGGATTTCCGGCGGCAGCGGCGGCTCGGGTTCCGGGTCGTCGCGGACGCTGGGGTTGAGCCCGAGGGCGGTAATCGCGCCGACGACGCTGACACCGAGGCCGTCGCAGAACGCTTGCACCTTCTCCAGCTCGGGCAGCTCCCGGCCTTCGCCGCGCCGCCAGCGATGAAAGGTCGATGCGCCGATGCCGGTGACGCGGGCGATGTCCTTGTCGGTCATGCCTCGGTTGCGGGCCGATGTGAGTGCGGCCGCGACGAACCGAGCGAATCGTGCTCGGGCGAGGTCGGGCGTCGGGGCTGGGGAAGCTGCCACGTCGTCACGGTAAGTGCCGTTCGTGGGCCTGTTGTCGCGTGGACGGGAGTACTGCCGAGCACGGCTGCGGCGGGTTCCGGGGCTGGTGGGCCACAGGATCCGCGCCCTCACTGGTTCCGCACTGTTCCGCATGGTCTACAGACTAAGCGCCCGAGTGGTTGCTGAAATCATCCGAACGGCTGAGCCGATGCCACGCGTGGCAGTCGTGTACGGTAGTGCCATGCGTGACAGTGCGGATGGTGCCACACACGACAGTGAACCTCGCGCCTTCTCGATCCCTGAGGCCGCGAAGCTGCTGTCCCTGGGCACTCGGAAGGTCGAGTACATGATCCAGTCCGGCGAGCTGAAGTCCATCAAGATCGGGCGCTCTCGTCGGATCCCGCGGAAGGTCCTGGAGGACTTCCTCGAAGAGAAGCAAAAGCTCGCGTCGTGAGTGGGCTCCGGCCGAAGCCGCCGCCGCCACCGCGACCCTCGAAGCCTCCCAAGCAGCCGAAGCCGGCTCGACCGGCGAAGCCGCCGAAGCGCAGGGGAGCGGCATAGCGCCGCACTAACCGACCTGACCTGCCAGAAGGAGACAAATCGATGCCCAGGCCCAATCTCGCGCGCACCACGGCGCTGGTCGTCCAGGCGGTCGCGCTGATCGTGATTGGTCTGGTCCTGGTCGTCGCCACCGTCACCGCGCCGACGCCGCCGCCGGCGGAGCCGCTGCGGATGTGGCTGCGGCCGGCGACCGCTGAGGAGCGCCGCGAGTACGAGCGGCAGCTGCTCCACGAGGAGATGGACCGGCTCCAGCAAGAAGGGGCCACGGCGCTCCACACGCCGTGACCCCAGATCTCTACCCGCTCAAACCCCAAGGAAAGGACGGTCGAGATGACCAACGTACCGGCCACCCGACAGGTGGCGCACCTGCCGGTCGCGGCGGCGCCCGGCAACCAGCCGGCGCGGATCCGGATCGCTCGGGCGAACATGCTCCGCGAGATCTCCCGGCTCTGCTTCGCCGTGGACGACCCGGCCCTGCCCGCACCGCGCAGCGTCCGCTTCACCGCCGACGAGGCGATCAACGTGGAGCTGGACACCCCGACCGACGCGGCCGAGTGGGCCGTCGTGCTGGGCGTGGCCGCCGACGCGAAGACCGAGGACACGGTCGACCTGGCCGGGGACCGGTGGCTGATCTACACGGTGCACGCGACCTGGCGCGGCTTCCCCATCACCGTCGCCGCCTGCATCCGCGACACCGCCGTCCAGCAGCGGGAAGCGGTGCCGGCGTGATGACCGGGATCGTCCAGGGCATCCAGGACGCCGCCCCGGAGGCCGGCGGGCTGCTCGTCACCGTGCTGCTGGTTGCGCTGGTCGCGTGGCTGTGCCGCCGTCACGACGTGCGGGTGGCGCAGCGCCGCCGCGACGCCCGGGCCGCCCGCCGGCGGGCCCTACGTACCTTGGCCGTGCTGCCGCCGGTGTCCGGGGCGTGGGGTGTACTGCCGCCGCCGGCGGACCCGTGGCCGAACACCGACGAGGACGACCTGGTCCTGTTGACGGTGCTCGACGTGTCCCCGGCGGGTGCCCGGTGACCGCCGCGGTGTCGGTGCGGGTGCCGGGCCAGGCCCGCCCGCCCGCGATCGAGCAGACCGACACCGACCGCCGTCAGCGGTGGCAGCTGGTCGACGCGGCGCAGGCCGGCGACCGGGAGGCGTTCGCCGAGCTGTACCGGATCTACGGCCCGATGGTGTACCGGGTCGCACTGCGTCGGTGCGGTAACCACCACCTGGCCGAGGACCTGACCGGCGACGTGTTCGTGAAGGCGCTGCGCAACATCAGCGGGCTGAAGTGGCAGGGCAGCGACCCCGGCGCGTGGTTCATGACGATCACCCGGAACCTCGTCGTCGACCACTTCAAGTCCGGCCGCTACCGCACCGAAACCCTCGACCCCGAGCCGGGCACCATCCACGGCCAGCACCCGCCGGACCGGTCCCCGGAGGGGCGCCCGGAGGAGCTCGTCGTCTCCCACCTCACGAACCTGACGCTGATCGCCGCCGTGCAGCAGCTCAACCCGGAGCAGCGCGAGTGCATCACCCTGCGCTTCCTTCAGGGCCTGTCCATCGCCGAGGTCGCAGCCGCGATGGACCGCAACGAGGGCGCCGTGAAGGCGCTCCAGTACCGGGCCACGAAGACGCTCGCCCGGCTCCTCCCGCCCGGATTCGAGACCCCGGAGGTCCCACGATGAGAAACGTCGATCCGTACACCTTCGTCACCGCGCTGCTCTTCGCGCTCGCTCTCGGCGCTCTCGCCGGCGGCTTCGCCATCGGCATGGCCTTCCGCCCTCGCCTGCTCGACGAGGGCGAGCGCGGCGGATCCGCGTTCCGGGACCTCCTCGCCGCAGCCAAGGCCTGCGCCGACCCGGCGAACCTGGCCACGCTCCTGCGCCAGGCATCAGCGATCTGGGACCAGTACCGTCCCGACGGCATCCACCTGGACACCGACACCCTCTGGCGCGGCGAGGCGGGCACCGAGGTGACCCCGGCGTACGTGCACCGCATCGTCGACGCGTACGCCACCGGTGACCCGGTCAACCTGTCCGGATGCTGGGTGCCACCCGACGTCCAGGGCCGCCTCCGCGCCATCACGATCGGCGCGTCCGAGGCGACCGCCGCGCTGCCCGGCCGGCCGATCCCCCGGCCTACCGGCTTCATCACCTCGGTGCACCCGACCGACGTGATCGAGCGGTGGCCGGTCCGGACCGGGCCGAGCGATGGGTGAGCCGGAGCAGCCCGAGGTGCCGTGCCTGGCCTGCAAGCGCCCCCTGCGGACGCCCAAGTCTCGGGCCCGCCGGTACGGAGAGGGCTGCTGGCGCAAACGCCGCCGCGCCGCCCGCGCCGCAGCCGCCCCGGTCACCCTGCCCGGCCTCGGCCGGGCAGGGTCCCGGGGGCAGGCCGGCCCACACCTGCTCACCGGCGTCGACCAGCTCGGCGACCTGGACGAGGACGACGACCGATGACGGCACCGCGCTACTGCGGCACCTGGGATCCGGACCCGAGCATCGGGCCGGACCACCGCGGCCGCCGCATCTGCCGCTCCTGCCACCGGGTCGGCTCGCGCGGCGACGCCGGCCACACCGCACCCCCGCCCCAGACCCCGACCGCACCCAAGCCGCAGCCGGCCTGGCGCGTCGAGGCCGCTGCCGCGCTCGACGCCGCAGTGCTCGGCGAACACGATCGAGAGGAGTACCGGTGACGACGAACCCGGCACCACCAGCGGTCTACCTCGACCTGGACGCGATCGAGGCCCGCGTCCTGGCCGCTACGCCCGGCCCGTGGAGGGCGTCCATCGGCACCATCAGGGGAGTCGACGGGGTCCACGAGCAGGTGGTCACGGATTCGTCCGACGGCTTCGACGTGGTCGCTATGACCGGCCGCATGGACGAGCACCCGCGCAGCACCCTCGACGCCGAGTTCATCGCCCGGTCGCGTGATGACGTGCCCGCGATGGTCGCCGAGATCAAGCGGCTCCGCGCCGCCCTCGCCGAAGACGAGCCCCACCACATCATCGAGTTCCTGCCCGACGGCTGGGTGACACTCCAGCACCCGCTGGCCTGCCGGCCGACCTTGGCCGCCTGCCCGGTGAACGAGCTCGTGATGGAGCTCGACGGATCGCCGGTGCCGCCCGGCCGGTACGAGTGCGAGGTCAACGACCTCGGCGATCGGCTGCTGATCCTGGACCGCGTCGACGTCCCGGAGGCCACCGATGGCTGACCTGACCGAGAAGCAGTGGCGCGCGGCGGCCGCCGGCCGGCCCGGGTACGCCACGTACCCGCAGTACCGCCCGTCGAGCCAGGAACGGTTGGCTCCGCTGCGGATCCGGCCCACGGACGGCAGCGGGCACCCGGTGGTCGTCGGGCGGCCGTTGGCACCGCCGGTATCCGCCGAACCGATCGCGGCCCGCGTGCCGGTGCCGCTGGCCGAGCTGCCGCCGACCCGGATCTACGAGTTCCCGCTGGAGTACGCCAAGCACCGGCCTCGGTGGCGGCGCCGGTGGATGTGGGCCGTCATGCCCGCCACCGGCCACACCGCGTGGGGCTACTGCTGGACCGAGTCCGGCGCCCGGCGCCGCACCGCCCGCGCTGCCCGGAAGGCGGGCTCGCTGTGACCCTCGAAGAGCTGACCGAGCGGTCCACCGAGGACGTCGCCCGGGCCCGCGCCGAGCGGATCCGCGCTGGCATCCACACCTACCTGGAGACCCTCGCGGAGATCGCCCTCGCCTGGGAACGCCGCGACTGGGCAGTGCTCGGGTACGCCGACTGGCAGGGGTACGTCGACGGGGAGTTCGGCGCGGACCGGCTGAGGTTGCCGATCGAGCACCGGCAGAAAGCCGTGGCCGAGCTCCGGATCGCGGGCATGAGTCAGCGGGCGATCGCCGCAGTGGTCGGCGTCGACCAGGCGACCGTGAAGCGGGACCTCGACGCAGCTGATGCAGATGCATCACCTGCCGCGATCCGCGGCGCGGACGGCAAGACGTACGCCGCGACCCGCCCCACCCCGCCGGCCACGCCCGCCGCAGTCCCGGCCGGCCCGCCACCGGATGAGCAGGTGTGGGTAGCCATCGCCCGCAAGGGCATCGAGGCCCACCGCATCAAGTCGTCACTGCTCACCCGGTGCAGCCGCGCGACCCGCACCGGCCTGACCCTGCCCGCCGGCCAGGCCACCAACCGGTGGGGCGTCACCTGGTGCCGCGTCTGCTGGCCGGCGGAAGAGACCACCCGTTTCGCGGCGGGTGAACCGGTCCCGACCGGACCGGCCGACGAGGCCCACGACCCCCGGGCCTCGCGGGATGCCGGGGCGGAGCGTCGCGACTCCGCCCCGGCAGGCACCCCCACTACCGAGACGGCCGCCGGGGTTGCCCCGGCGGATGGAGCGGACGTCGTTCCCGAGGCCCTGAGACCCGGTACGCCGGTGGCGCCCGACGTCGACCACGCCGCTCCAGCTCCCGCCCCGCCTGCCCCCACCCCGGCGGCCGGCGGGGCGGGGGTAACCCCCGACCCGGGCAAGCCCCGGCTGACCCTCTCCGAGATCGCCCGGCTGCGGGCTGTCTTCGACTGGGCGCGGGCCGGCCTGGCCGGACACCCGCGCAACGCCGCCGGCCGGGGCAAACACGCGACGATCTGCATGCAGTACGCCCCCGGCGAACCGACCCCACCCGTGCACCCCACGGCCGCCGCGGGCCGCGGCCCCGTTGCCCTGGTCGAAGTCACCTGGGGCGCTGGCCAGGTCGACATTTTCTGGCGCTCCGACAAGTACGAGCTCGACGTCGTGGACATGTGGCCGGTCGACGTCCACCAGGCCATCGACCTGCTTTGCGCATACGGCGTCCTCCCGGACCGGTTCTCGCGGCAATATGCCGCCGGTGTCCAGGCCGGAATGCGCGCTGGCGACGCCATCGACGGCGAGTGGACGGAGACGACCGATGCGTGATCCTCTGCCGAGTGAGCTGCCCGCCTACGAGGGGTGGCGGCAGGTGCCGCCGGGGCTGTTCAGCAAGACGCAGCTGGCGGATCTCGACTTCCCGCGCGTGGTGGGTGGCCCGGTCCGCGCGTACGTGCACACCCGCGACTGGAACGACCGCAAGACCAGCGTGAAGCTGTACCGGCTGTCGGAGTCGGTGCCGTCGCCAGCGAGCGCAGCGCAGCTGGAAGCGGCCCGCAACCGCAGCGCCCCGGGCGCCCGCGAGTGTCAGGCGTGCGGCGCGTACCCGGACCGGCCGCCGGCCTCGGCTGGCCTCTGCGTGGCGTGCGCGCAGATCACCCGGTTGCAGAAGGCAGTGGCGTTGGCCCGCCGCTCCCGCGCCGAGGTCGGCGAGTGGGCGCGGACCATCCTGGACCCGCTGTTCGAGCCGGCGGTGGTGCTGCGCATCGAGCAGGTGCTGCGACCGCCGGCGCTGTCCGGACGGCAGAACCTGACCCCGGTGGCGCTGCGCGTCGACGCCGTGGACGCCACGGGCCGCCGGCTGCTCGACGCGACCATCCGGCTGGCCGGCGCGCGGGTCAAGGCGGTCCCCGCCGACGCGCTCGCGCCGGACGACGTCGCCGAGCAGGTGCGGGCGGTGCTCGGCTGGCCGGTGCTCGTCACATGGCACGAGCGCGGCGTCTTCCTACTCCGCGACGTGTACGGCATCAAGGCTCCCGGCGGCTGGTACGGCGGCAACCCCAACGCCCTCGCCGTCCGGGCCGCGCATTGGCGCGGCGACCTCGACCCGGACACCCTGCACCCCCGCGCGGCAATCGACCCGGGCACCGCGGACCGGATGCTGCTGCTCCTGCGCCGCATGGCCGCCACCGAGCCGCCCGACTCGTCGGCGGCGCCGTGACGAAGGACAAGCTGATGGAGCTGCTCCTCGTCGAGCGGTACGCGCACCTGCCTCCCCCGCCCGTCGCCCCGGATCCGGTGGTGCGGGCGCCCGCCGAGCTGCCCGCCCCGCCCCCACCTGTCCGCCGCCGGCACCTGCGGGTCGTCGGCGGCGACGCGACCACCACGGCGGCGGCGTGACCGCCTGCCGCACAACACACGATCGGAGCAACTGATGGAGATCGCCCTGGACCTGGAGCAGGTGCAGCTGCTCACCGCGGTGAAGCAGGGCCGCGTGCACACGGACCCGCAGTTCAGCTCGCCCGACTTCGAGAAGTTGGCGGACTACCCGTTCGGCCAGCGCCGCGCCACCGCGCGACTCCGGCCGCTCAAGGGCGCCCGGTTGGTCGAGCTGGTCGACGACGACGCCGCCGGCGGGAAACCCGCCCGCCCGTACAAGCTCACGGACCTCGGCGAGCAGGTGCTCACCGCGGCGCTGGAGCAGGAGCGGATCGCTAACGGTCAGGCAGAGGCGCACTGATGGGCGCGAAGATCAAGCAGACGCTGCCGCCGTACGAGGTCAACGGACTCTCCGAGATCCGCCAGCAGATGCTGGAGTACCCGGAGGGCCAGCACGTCGCGATCGTGGTGCTTGACTGCGTGAGCATCAAGCACGACGTCGTCGAGGGCGACCTGATCCCCACGCCCACAATCCGGATCCTGCGCATCGAGCCGGAGACCGACCCGGACGAGGCCGCCCGGCTGCTAGCCCACGCGAAGCGGTTGACCGACAAGCGGATCCCGCCGCCGACGCGACCGGACCCGTTGCCGGGCATGGACCTCCGCGACGGCGCCGGCGTCCACCTAACCTCGGTCGGCGGTGGCCAGCGTGGCTGACAACCTCCCGTCCGACGAAGGGCTGGCCACGTACGGCGTCCTGGCTGAGGTCGCGAACGAGCGGGTCAAGCAGGACGCGAAGTGGGGCGAGCAGAACCACCCCGACGGCACCGGCCAGCACCCCGAGACCATCGACGCGGACGTGGCCCGAATGGCGTGCCAGGACGCCGCCGACGGTGGGTACCTCGACTGGCTGCACATCCTGCGGGAAGAGGTCGCGGAAGCCTTCGCCGAGCCGAGGCCGGCGCAGCTTCGTGCCGAGCTGCTCCAGGTCGCCGCCGTGGCGGTCGCGTGGATCGAGGCGCTCGACCGCCGAGCGAGCGCGTACACCGACAACCAGAAGGGCGCCCAGTTGTGAGCCGCATCGAGATCAACGCCGGAGGCCGGCACATCATCGTCGACCACACCGGCGAGCTGGAGCCCTTGCGCGTGGCGGCGCTCAGCCTGTTCGAGGCGACCGCCAACGTCCCCGGCGACGAGCCCGGGCCGGCGTTCGGCTTCCAAGCCGATCGCCGCTGGACGCCGGAGGTGCTGCCCACCAGCCCGGGTCGGTACGGCTCGCGGACCTTCGAGCCGGTGAACGCCTCCGCCGAGGTGGACAACCCGCCGCCGGGGTAGGCCCGAGGCGTCCGCCGACTGCTCTGCCGTTCCGACCCTTCCGGCGCGGCCACCCCCGTTGGGTGGCCGCGCCGCTGCACAACGGGAGATCCATTGACCAAGATCGCTAGACCGGGTGTCCCGTGGCTTGGCTGAAGTCGTCCGACAGCAGCAACCAGCATCCGGCGGTGCTGGCCCCGTTGGCGTGGGAGAAAGGGCCGGATGACGACCTGGACGGCTGGGACCTCCGGCTACCAGCCGTCGCCGGCATCGCATGGCTCTGCGCGACGTACTCCGCCGACCAGACCACCGACTACGTGGTGCCCGCTGCGACGGTCGCGCTTTACGGCGGCCCGCAGTGGCGCCGCCTCGCCGAGTGGGCGACCCGGGCCGGAATCTGGACCCCGCTCGCGGACGGTAGCTACCTGCTCGCCGATGACTCCGAACACCTGTTCCACATCCGCCTCAAGGCCGAACTGGAGTGGGAACGCAATCGCAAGAACGACAACGGGAACCCCGCGCTCACCATCCCGGTACGGCTGCGCGACGGCGATGCGTGCCGCTACTGCGGCCGAGTCGTCAACTGGGACGCCCGCAAAGGCGGTCTGGCCGGCACGTACGACCACCGCACCCCGGGCCGCAGCGCGGCCGGCCCGGACGACCTGGTGGTCGCCTGTAATCAGTGCAACGGCCGCCGCGGCAAGGACTCCCACCCGGAGCGGTGGCAGCTGCTCCCCACGCCCGCGAAGCCGTACTACGGGCAGATCACCGTGACGCACCTCGCGAAGCACGGCTACGACGTGCCGCTCTCCAGCGGCAAGCGGCCCACCGGCCTGACCGGTGGACCCCGCATCGACGAAGCGCGACCCGACGACCAGCCGGATCCCGCGCTCCAGCAGCACCCGCGTCGACCCGGCACCCGGCCGGACCACGACGACCAGGGCGACCCGGCACCCGGCCGGACCACGCCCACCCGCCGCGAGCGCGCAGCCAGCCGCCCGCAACCCAGCGCGACCCCCACCGAGGGACACCGCGCTCGCACCGTCAGCGCGACCCCACCACCGGGACACCGCGCTCGCACCACCACCAGCGCGACCGCTGCGAAGGGACACCGCGCTCCGCGCGACCGGGCCGCCGGCCCGACACCGCGCAACCCGACCCAAGATCAACAGGTGAGGGGGAAGTCCATCGGCCGATCATCGGCCGATCCGGCAGAACCCAAGCCTCCAGGATCTGGATTGGTCGGGTCGGGTCGGGACGGGTCGGGCGCTCCACCCCGCCCAGCCCAGACGAACCGCAAGCGAGGACGAAGAGCACCACGCTCCCGACCTACGCCCCCGCCTGCCCGACCCGAGAACCCTGGGCACCCATGATCAGTTGTAGGGAGACAGCGGGGAGGTGGGCATGAGCCAGAGCTGGCAGGGCGGCAGCACCAGAAGATGGCGCCGCACCCGAGCCCACGTCATCACTCGGGACAAGGAGCGATGTCGGGCACACCAGGACGGGTGGTGCGACCGGGTCGAGGGCGAGCACCGGTGCACGGGCGTGGCCGCGCTGACTGGACCAGACGCTGGCCACGCTCACCACACCCTGGGCCGAGCGGCCACGGGCGACGACCCGCGGTACCTCGTGGCGGCGTGTGCCCCGTGCAACCTCCATATCGGTGACCCGACGCGGAGCACCGACCCACCGAACAAGGCGGTCACCAGATGGATCTGACCATGGTCTACGTGTCCTGGGACGACTGCGGCGGGGCGGTACTCCGGTGCCACCAGCACGACGCCTGGGAGCTGCCTCTCGTCGGCGACAACGACACCGTGCCGAGAGTCGTCGAGCAGGCCGAGCAGCACGTCACCGAGGACCACCGCCCCACCATCGACGACCAGCTGATCGAGGTCACAGCGCCCAAGCCTGAGCTGTACGTGATCAACATGAGCACAGGCGAGGTGACCGGCGGACCAGAGCCGGGCATCGTCCAGCACTGGGACCGCGAGACGTTCGAGCTGGTCGTGCACGAGTACGCACCCGACTCATGCGAACGATGCAAGGAACTGCGGGACCTCGGCTTCGAGGACGCGCCATGATGAGTGGCGACTGTGACCGCGCGTCGGTCCTCGCATTCAGAATGGCGCGGCCTATCATTGCGCTCACGACCGCGAGCGCAGTCGAGTCGACGCGTGACCTGCGGTTTTCCCCATCGGGGGGCCCGGTGGACAGCCCGCCCTGTCCTTTTTCTCTCCCCCCGAGTTTCCGGGATCCCAATCTTTTCGCCATTCCGGGGCATTCGTGACGAATGACAACAAAGCGGAATCGGCTATCGCGACTGCGCTCGAAAGGGCGCTCGAATCGATGACGCTGCTGAAGCGCGATGGGGCGATCGCCGAGCTGGCCCGGGTGTACGCCCGGGAGCTGGACGGCCTGTTCACCCGGCTTGGCGAGGACGAGGCGACCGACTCGGCGACGCACCACAAGCGGGTGATCACGGAGATCGACATCATGGGCCGGCGGCTGGAGGCCGTGCTGGATCGGCTCGGCATGTCCCCCGGCGCGCGGCCGGCCGTTCGTGGTGGCGGAGAGGGGGAATTAGGTGACCCTGCAACTCGCGCCCTCGACGAGCTCCGAGCCGACGCCGCAGCCGGTACCGCTGGGGTCGATTACGCCGCGGCTGTGGACCCGGCCGTTACGGCCGCTGACGCCTGAGACGTCGTACGGCTTCCGGGTCATCTGGTTCGCCGCGTTCATCCTGCGCGAGCCGCTCGATCCGTGGCAGCAGTGGGCCGTCATCCACCTCGGCGAGCTGCTGCCGAACGGGCGCCCGCGCTTCCGCCAGGTCCTGCTGCTCGTGGCCCGCCAGAACGGCAAGACGCACCTGTGCAAGGTCCTCGCGCTGTACTGGCTGTTCGTCGAGCGGCAGGCCATGGTGTTCGGCACGTCAACGAACTTGGAGCAGGCGAAGGAATCGTGGGAGCACGCCGTCGAGACCGCCCAGAAGACGCCGGCGCTGTCGGACCGGGTCAGCTCGGTGCGCATCGGCAACGGCCAGCAGGTGCTCTCGACGACGGACCGGTGCCGGTACAAGATCGGCGCGGCCGACCGTAAGGGCGGGCGCGGTAAGACGATCCGTCGGGCGATCGGTGACGAGCTGCGCGAGCAGCACACCTGGGAGGCGTACAACGCGGTGACGTTCGCGACCAATGCGGTGGCGGACGCGCAGATCGTCTACATCACCAACCAGGGCGACGCCAGGTCGGTGGTACTCGCGGCGCTGCGCCGCTCGGCCCTCGCCGGCGATGATCCAGGGCTCGGCATCCTGGAGTGGTCGGCGCCGCCCGGCGCGGCCGTGACCGATCCGGCGGCGTGGGCGGCGGCGAACCCGCAGCTGGGCCGACGGATGGACCCAGCTGTGCTCGCCGGCCCGGCGGCCCGGGTCACGAAGCCGGACGCGGACCCGGCCGAGCTGGCCGGTTTCAAGACCGAGGCGCTGTGCATGTCGGTCGACCGGTTGGACCCGGCGATCGATCCGGCTGCGTGGCAGGCGTGCCTCGACGTCGGCGACCTGGACGAGCACCGGACGATGTTGGCCGCGTGTATCGACCTGAACCCGGCCGGCACGCACGCGACCCTGGCGGTGGCGGCGGTGCTCGGCGACGACCGGGTGCGGGTGGAGACGGTGCACGAGTGGACCGGCCCGAACGCGGCGATGGCGATGGAGCGGGAGCTGCCCGGCTGGGTGCTGGCGGTGAAGCCGAAGGTGCTCGGGTGGTTCCCGGCGGGCCCGGCCGCCGCCGTGGCGTCCAAGGTGGCCGACCGTCGCAAGGAGGGCGTCTACTCCTGGCCGCCGCGTGGAGTGAAGGTGGCCGAGATTCGGGGCGAGACGACCGCGGTGTGCATGGCCCTGGGTAAGGAGGTGTCGGCCAAGACGCTCGCGCACTCCGGTCAGGAGATGCTCGACACGCAGGTGTCCAAGGCGGAGAAGGCCAAGCGCGGTGACGCGTGGGTGTTCACCCGCGCCGGTGGCGGCAACGTTGACGCGGTGTACGCCATCGCCGGCGCCGCCCAGCTGGCGCGGACTCTGCCCAAGACCCGGAAGATTTCGCGCAAGACTCGTGCCGCGCCGTAGATTATTCGACGCCACGCGCTGGGACCGTAGATTCTTCGGCTCCGCGCCGTACACTGCTGGCCATGGGGTGGATCAACGCGGCGGCAAACCAGCTGCGCGATCTGCTGTCTCTGCCTCGTCCGCTGGTGCTGGACGAGCCGGCCGCCGCTGAGTTCGACACCGCCCCCCGGCCGATCGAGCAGGTGTTCGCCGCGCTGAACGCGGCCGGCACGGGCCGGGTCACCCGCGACGAGGCGTTGTCTGTGGCGGCCGTGCAGAAGGGCCGCAATAGCCTGTGCTCGATCGCGACGTTGCCGCTGCGCCAGTACCGCCAACTGGACATCGTCCGCTCACCGTTCCTGGATCAGATCGACCCGGACGTCGCCAACGTGGTGACGCTGTCGCAGACGATCGAGGATCTGGCGTTCGACGCCATTTCGTGGTGGCTGATCACCGCGCAGGACTTCCAGGGGTACCCGCTCGCGGCCCGGCACCTGGACGTGGCCACGGTGAGCCTGGATCCGCCGAAGGGGCAGCCCAACCCGTTCCCGTCCGGCCGTGACGCACGCGGTGTCAAGATCGTGTGGGTTGCTGGCGAGGCAACTCCGGCCGACCGGGTGATTCGGTTCGACAGCCCGAACCCCGGCCTGCTGTCGGCGAACGCGCGGGCGATCCGGCGGGCTTTGCTGCTGGACCGGTTGGCGTCGACGTACGCCGACAACCCGAGGCCGTTGGATTGGTTCACCGACGGCGATGATCCGTCGGTCGAGCCGATGGACGACGACGAGATCGACGGGTTCCTGGCCGACTGGAAGGCCAGCCGCAAGCGCGGCTCAACCGGTTGGATCCCGGGCAACGTCAAGCGCGTCGACGCCAATGCGCCGTCGCCGGCGGAGTTGCAGCTGGTGGAGCTTCAGCGGCAGGTGACGTTGGAGATCGCCAACGGCCTCGGTGTGGATCCCGAGGACCTGGGCGTCAGCACCACGTCGCGCACGTACTTCAACGCGGCCGACCGGCGCATGACGAAGATCAACGAGACGTATGCGCCGTACATGACCGCGATCACTCAGCGGCTGTCCATGGGCGACGTGACCCCGCGCGGGAACACCGTGCGCTTCGACCTGTCGGACTACCTGAAGCCGGACCCGGCCGGGCAGGTCGCCTACTGGAGAGGTCTCTACGACATGAACGTCATCGACGAGGCCGAGATCCGCGCCGCCGCCGGCTGGTCCGGAGCACCGCCGAAGCCGAAGCCGGCGCCCGCTCCGTCTGCTCCCCCGCCGGCGGCCGGTGGCGACGAGGACGCCGAGACGGACAGCGCGGAGCAGGTCGACGCGGCCCGGTCCGCCGCGATGACGTTCGCTGCTGACGACCAGGGCCCGGCGATGACGTTCGCCGGTGGGGACTTCGCCGGTGGAACCGACCCGGCTCAGGTCGACGTCGAGCGACGCACCATCACCGGCCTGGCCGTGCCGTACAACAAGATCGCCAGCAAGTACGGGCTCAAGTTCCGGTTCCTTCCCGGCTCGTTGCAGTACGCCGACGTGTCCCGGATCAAGCACTTGATGGACCACTACAAGCCGGTCGGTGTGCACGAGTCGGTGACGGAGACCAAGGCGGGCCCGGTGGTGAAGCTGCGGGTGCTCGACGGTCCCGTCGGCTCCCCGGCCAAGTTGGAGCGCGACCAGCTGCTCTACGACGCGGAACACGGCCTGTACGACGGCTTGTCCATCGGCGTGGACTTCTCGATGAACCCAGACGACGGGGACGTCGAGTGGAACGAGAAAGACAGCGTCTACGACGTGAAGCGCGCGAGCTGGCGCGAGACGTCGTCGACGCCCATGCCCGCCTTTGACGACGCGAGAGTCACGAAGGTGGCCGCGAGTCGCAATGCACCACCACGAGTGAAGGGGAGATCCGGGATGCCGGACGAGCAGGAGTCCACCGAGACTCAGACCACGCCGCCGGCGACCGGCGGCGTCAACCTCAACCAGGACCAGCTGACCGCGCTGCTTCAGCGGCCCGGCGCCATCCAGGCGCTCGTCGCGGCCCAGCAGACGCAGCAACCGGAGCGGCCGTCCACCCCGGAGGGCGCACTGGTGCTCTCCGCCGACCAGGTCGACGGGCTGATCCGCGCGGGCCAGCTGGGCGCGCTGCTCGGTGTGCCGCAGCTGACCCAGACCGCGCAGCAGGAGCCGGAGCGGCGCCCGACGGTCGACCCGACGCGGCGCACCACGGTCACGGCCAGCGTGTCCGAGGATCTGCCGTACCGGTTCGACCGGGAGGGCAACCTGACGCGCGGTACGCACGACTTCTCCACCGACCTGATCGCCGGGTCGCAGGGCGACGGTAAGGCGCTGGAGCGGGCGCAGACGTTCATGCGCACCCAGTTCGACCAGATCCAGTCGGGTCAGTTCGACGTCGACCGGGCCGACACCACGGCGCTGAACCCGAACCGGCAGCGGCCCGACATGTACGTCGACCAGCTGTCGTACCGCTACCCGGTGTGGGAGGCGATCAACAAGGGCACGCTGCCGGACAGCACGCCGTTCGTGCTGCCGAAGTTCGCCACCGCGTCGGGTCTGGTGGCCGCGCACACCGAGGGCACCGAGCCGACGCCGGGTACGTACACCGCGACGTCGCAGACGATCACCCCGACCGCCGTGTCCGGCAAGGTCGAGGTGACCCGGGAGGCGTGGGAGCAGGGCGGTAACCCTCAGCTGTCCGGGATCATCTGGCGACAGATGGTCAAGGCGTGGTTCGAGTCGCTGGAGGCCTCGGCGGTCGCCGTGCTCGACGCGGCCACCCCGACCGCGATCGCGTTGACCGCCGGCGGCGGCACCACCGGGCAGACCCTCGCATCCGAGCTGACCGCCGCGTTCGCCCGGTTGCAGTTCGTCCGCGGCGGCTTCTCCATGACCGACCTGTTCACCCAGGTCGACCTGTACCTCGCGCTGACCGGGGCGAAGGACAACGACGGCCGGCCGCTGTTCCCGGCGCTCGGCCCGGCGAACACCAACGGGCAGTCCCGCACGCGGTGGCAGGCGATCGACGTCAACGGCGTCGTGGCGCTGCCGGCGTGGGCGCTCGCCGCGTCCGGCGCCGTGGTGGCCAGCTCCTACCTGTTCGACCGGGAGGTCGTGCACGGCTGGGCGTCCGCGCCGCAGCGGCTCCAGTTCGAGTACCGGGTCGCGTACGTCGACGTGGCCCTGTGGGGCTACAAGGCCACGGCGATCACGGACATCACCGGCGTCCGCGAAATCACCTACGACCCGGTGCCGTGAGCCGGACCCGGACTGACCGAATCGAGCAGGGAGGCACACTGATGCCGCAGGACCAGACGCCGGCGCGGGCCGACAGCGCCCCGCCGGCCGACACGCAGACTCCGGCCCAGCCGGCGACGCTGCCGGCCACCACGCCGCCGGCCGCCACCACCACCGTGGCGGCCGACGTGCGGGTGCGGGAGCTGGAGGCGGAGGTCGCCGAGCTGCGCGAGCAGTTGGCCACCGCCGGCCAGACGCCCAAGCCGGGCAAGGCGACGGAGCCGCGGTTCACCTTCTCCGAGGGCCAGCGTGACGAGCTGGAGCGCACCGGCCGTACCGTCAGCCCGTTCACGGGCACGCGGTACGTCGGCTCCAGCCCGGACGACGCCCGCGAGGCCACGGCGGACGAGTACGCCAAGGCCAAGCCGCCGGTGAAGTCGACCGCAGCGCCGGCGGGCAAGCCGGCTGGCGGCCGGCCCGCCTCGGGTCGCAGGCGCTGAGGGGACGCGGCCGTGCCCTGGAAGCCTGACTACGTCACCGCGGCGCAAGCCGCGGCGTTCGTGCGCACCCCCGGCGTGAACGAGGCGGAGCTGGCGACCTGGTGCACGGCCGCGTCTCGGGCGATCGATAAGAAGACGAACCGGCAGTTTGGGAAGGTCGATGCGCCGGTCGCCCGGACGTACCGCCGGCCGGCCTCCTACGACGTGGTGTCGGGGCTGTGGCTGCTGGAGGTCGACGACGTCCAGGACGTCACCGGCATGACCGTCGGCGGCGTGGCGCTCGCCTCGAGCGGGGTGACGCTGCTGCCCGACGACGCGGCGTTGGAGAGCAAGCCGTACGAGCGTCTCGGCTTCAGCGACTACCCGGACAGCCCGGTCGTCGTTTCGGCGATCTGGGGTTGGTCGGCGGTGCCCGCTGGCGTGATCGGTGCCTGCAAGCTCCAGGTGTCGCGGTGGGACTCGCGTCGGGACTCGCCCTACGGGGTGGCCGGGTCGCCGTCGGAGGGGTCGGAGATGCGGTTGCTGGCACGCCTTGACCCGGACGTGTCGACGGCCCTGGCCGGTCTGTCGCGGCGCCGGCGGGTGGGCTGAGCCGTGGACCCGGTCGACGTCGCTGACGAGTTGAGCGTCGCGCTGCGCACCATCGGCGGGCTGACCGTTCCGGAGTGGGGCGTGCAGCGGGTGTCCCCGCCGTTCGCGTTGATCCCGCTCCCGGACCAGATCTCCTACGACCTGGCGTACGGCCGTGGCGGGGACCGGATCGAGGACTGGCCGGTGATGGTGCTCGTCGACCGGCCGGCGCGACCGGAGTCGCGGCGCGCGATCGCCGAGTACGGCGCAGGGTCCGGCGCGAAGTCCGTCAAGGCGGCGATCGAGGCCCACGCGTACACGGCCTGTGACGCGGTCCGGGTCACCTCGTGTGAGTTCGAGGTCGTCTCGTACGCCGACGTCAGTTACCTGGCGGCGATGTTCCACCTCGATATCAGCGGAAAGGGCGCATAGCCATGGGATGGCAGCACGGCAAGGACACGAACATCACCGTCGCCGGTGACGACATCTCGGAATGGACGAACACGTCGGAGATGACCCGCGGCGCGGCCGGGCACAACGTCACCACGTACGGCAAGAATGCCGAGGTCCACACCGGTGGGCTGAAGAACGGCCAGTTCACCTGCGGCGGGATCTACGACAACACGGCCGCGACGGGCCCGCACGCCGTGCTCAACCCCATCGTGGGCACGGTCGTGGAGATCGTGCGGCAGCCGGAAGGGCCGGGCACGGGCCGGCCCGAGCAGACGTTCGAAGCGCTGCTGACGCAGTACGTCGAGACCAACCCGGTGGCGGACAACGTCACCTGGTCGGCCCAGTTCACCATCTCGGACGACGTCGTCGAGACGACGCAGGTTTAGGGGAGATCAGCTGTGGCGGTAGACAAGGCGGCGCTGTTCCGGCCGAGGTGCACGGAGCAGGACGTGGACCTGCCCGGGTTGGGTGTGGTCCGCATCCGGGCGTTGACCCGGGCGGAGGTCATCCGGATCAGCGAGGCCGCGAAGGCGAACGAGGGCAACCCGGCGGCCACCGAGGCGCTGTCGCTGTCGCTGGCGATGGTCGACCCGCAGTTGACCGAGGACGAGGTCCGGCAATGGACGGCGGTCGCCGGTTTCGGCGAGATCGAGACGCTGAACACCGCGATCAACAAGCTGTCCGGCATCGCCGGCCGCGCCGACAAGGAGGCGTACAAAAGCCTTCGAGACGAATCCGGATCTTGAGTTCGACTTCGTCCTGGCCGAGAAGCTCGGGATGACGGTGGCCCGGATGCGGGCCGAGATGTCGAACGACGAGTACGTGCAGTGGTCGATCTTCTACGCGCGGAGGGCGCAGCGCCGGCAGATGCAGGAGCTGATGGCGCAGGGACAGCAGCGGGGGAGGTGAGCGAGCGTGACGGAGCCGATCCGGGTCGAGGGCCTGGCCGAGTTCAACCGGGCGCTGAAGAAGCTCGACGCGAACGCGCCGAAGGGTCTGCGGCTGGCCCACAACGAGGCGGCGCAGATCGTGGTCGACGCCGCCCGCCCGCTGATGCCCTCGCGTACCGGCCGGGCCCGGGCCGCGATCAAGACAAGGTCGACGCGTACCGCGACGCGGGTGTCGGCCGGGTCCGCGCGGGCGCCGTACGTGCCGTGGCTGGACTACGGCGGCGAGGGCCGGCGCAAGGGCCGGCCCTCGCACAGGGAGTTCAAGAAGGGCGGCCGGTACGTGTACCCGGCGTTCCACCGCACCCGCGGTGATGTCCAGGACGCGCTGGAGTCGGCGCTGCTGAAGGTGGTCCGCGACGCCGGTCTGGAGGTGGACTGACGTGGGGAACTCCGTAACGCTCACCTTCGCCGGCGACGCCACCAAGTTGGACAAGGCCGCCGCGCAGGCCGTCAAGGCGCAGGAGTCTGTGGGCGACGCGGCGCAGCGGGTCAGCAGGCAGACCGACCAGGCCGGTGCGGCGGCGGGCGCGTACGGCGACCGGATGGCCCGGGTCGGTGCCAGCGCGGCCGGTATGTCCGCGGCGATCGGCGACGCCGGCGGCACGGTGTCGGCGCTGTCCGCTCTGCAGAACCGCAGCGCGGACCGGGCGCAGGCGCAGGCCCGAGCGCTGGCCGACGTCGAGCAGGCCGGCCTGGACGCAGGGCAGGCACTCGGTGACCTGAAGCAGGCCCAGATCGACCTCAACCAGTCGCAGGTCGACGCGAAGCAAGCCGGCGCCGACGCGGAGCAGGCGCTGCTCGACGTGAAGCAGGCCGGTATCGATGCCAAGGTCGCCCAGCAGGACTACGCCGCGGCGGTTAAGGAGCACGGCAAGGGGTCGGTGGAGGCGAAGCAGGCCGCGCAGGACCTCGCCCAGGCGCAGCTGGACCTGAAGCAAGCCGGCATCGACTCGGAGCAGGCGCAGGTCGACCTGACCCAAGCCAACGAGGACGGCGCGCAGGCGAACCGGGACATGGCCCAGGCCAACCGCGACGCCAAAGACGCCCAGCTGAACCTGAACGACGCGCAGCGCGCCGCCGACCCGGGCACCCTCGCGACCTGGGGCAAGGAGATCGAAACGGTGTCGACGGCCGCGCTGGGGCTGGTCGGCATCGTGAATCTGTTGGCCATGGCGAACGGCGCGGTCAGCGCCTCGGCGGTCAAGTCGGCCGCAGCGATGACGGTGGCGAAGGTCGCGACGATCGCCGGCGCCGCCGCCACGGCGATCGCGACGGCCGCGCAGTGGGCGTGGAACATCGCGATCATGGTGGCCACCTCGCCGATCACCCTGGTCGTCGCCGGGATCGCCTTGCTGGTCGCCGGGATCGTGTGGGTGGCCACACAGACGACCTGGTTCCAGGACATCTGGGCTGTCGCCTGGGCCGGGATCAAGGCCGCCGCCGAATTCGTCTTCAACTGGATCGTCGGCGGCTGGAAGTGGGTCTTCAAGACCCTGACCACCGGAGTGCGGGCGTGGTGGGACCTGTTCTCCGGCTTCTGGTCCGGTGTGGGCCGGATGGCGGGCCGATTCCTGGACTACACGATCGGCCTGCCCGGCCGTATCGGCAAAGCGTTCCTCAAGATCGCCGGGTACATCTCGACGCCGTTCCGCAACGGCTTCAACGCGATCGCCCGGGCCTGGAACAACACCGTCGGCCGGCTGTCGTGGACAGTGCCGGGCTGGGTGCCCGGCCTCGGCGGAAACTCGATCAGCGCCCCGCACCTGCCGACGTTCCACTCCGGCGGTCGGGTGCCGGGCACCCCGGGGACGCCAGTGCCGATCCTTGCCCTGGCCGGTGAGGAGATCTCGTCGCGCAGCGCATCCGGTGGCGGTAGCGCAACGCTGATCATCGACTCCGCCGGATCTCAACTTGACCTCCTGTTGCTGGAGGTGCTGCGCCGGGCGATCGGGAAGCGTGGCGGCAACGTCCAGGTCGTGCTCGGCGGGTCGAAGTGACCGCGCCCGCAGCCGGCGCCCGGTTCCAGCTGAAGATCGAGCTGTACCTGGGTGCGATTCACGGCTGGGTGGATATCACCGCCGACTTGCGCGGCGCGGTGACCATCACCCGTGGCCGCACGTCCGAGGGCAACCGCGCCGACCCCGGCGAGTGCGGCTTCCGACTGGACAACCTGTCGGGGGACTACTCGCCGCGTAACCCGCTGGGCCAGTGGTACGGCTACCTGGGCCGGAACACCCCGGTTCGGGTGTCCGCTGGTCCGATCGGCGGCGCCCTGGTGGGCCGCTTCTACGGCGAAATCGCGTCGTGGCCGCCCGGCTGGTCCATCGAGGGCAAGGACCGGTACACGGACGTGGACGCGGCCGGGATCCTGCGTCGGCTCGGGCAGGGAGAGCAGCCTGCGTGGTCGCCGATCCGCCGCACTGTCCAAGCCGGGACGTCGCTGCTGGCCTACTGGCCGCTGGAGGACGAAGCCGACGCGACGGAAGCCGCGTCGGCGGTCACCGGGATCGCGGCGATGCAGCGCGCCGGCACTGTGGCGTTCGCGGCCGGTGACGTCAACGTGTCAGCCGGTGGCACCACCCGGTGGGGCACGCTGCCGCTTCCGTCACTGACGGCCGCCGGTAGTCTCACCGGGCAGGTGCCGGCTGGTGTTTCCTCGCCAGTGGCGTGGTCGGTGCATATGTTCTGGCAGTCCGTTGGTGGCACTGACGACAACCTCGCGTTGGTCGGCTGGGACGCCGAAGCGGGCGGCACGTACGCCCGGTGGGAACTCGTCCAGGACCGCGGAGGCGTGGACGGCACCTACCTGGTTGGCTACGCCGCTGGTGGCGCCGCGACGGTGGTGTGGAGCACAATCACGACGTTCGGCGGGCCCGCCGACCTGGTGATCTCGGCCGCGCAGTCCGGCGGGAGCATCAGCGTCACCGTCAAGTTCGGCACCCTGACGTCCAGCGCTTCCGTGGCGGGCACTCTGACCCGCATCACTGCGGTCGCCCTGAACCCAAACCGGGCGACGTTCGCCGTCTCCGACGAGTTCATCGTGGGCCATCTGCGGGTCTGGGACACCGCCGCGATCACGCCGATGGCGTTCGGGGACCTGCAGTCGTACCGCGGGGAGTCGGCCACCGCGCGGCTGGCCCGGGTGTGCGCGGAAGCGGGGATCCCCCTCACCGGCACCGCAGTGGCATCGGACACGACGCTGGGTCCGCAACCGGTCGCCACATTGCAGGCCCTGTTCGACGAGTCGGTGGAAGCCGACGCGGGGATGCTCTTCGAGCAGCGCGGTGCACTTGGGCTGGCCTGCCGGACGCGGTCGAGTCTCTACAACCAGACGCCGCTCGACGTGCCGTACACGCGGCTGATCCCGCCGTTTGCGCCGGTCGACGACGCCGACCAGGTCCGTAACGACGTCACGGTGAAACGCACCGGCGGCAGCTCCGCGCGGTCGGTGCAGGCCGTTGGGCCGCTGGCCGCTGTGCCACCACCGGATGGGGTCGGCGTGTACCCCACCGAGATCGAGCTGAACCTGTTCGCCGACGCCCCCCTACAGGATCACGCGGAGTGGATTCGGCATCTGGGCACCATCGATCAGCCGCGCTATCCGCAGGTGTCGGTGCAGCTCGCGGAACCAGAGTGGCAGGCCGACCTACCGGGAATGGCCGCACTGCTGGCCGTGGACAGCGGTGCCGCGCTACGGGTGACGTCGCTGCCGTCGTGGGCTGCGGGCGACGCGCGCCTACTGGTGACCGGGTACACCGAGACGCTCGACGAATGGCTCTGGAAGCTCACCTTCGCGGCCCGCCCGGCCACGCCGTGGGACGTTGCCGAGGCGGACGGTGATCCACGGGTAGCCGCTGACGGGTCGACGCTGGGCTCGTTGCTGACCGCGGGCGGGATGTTCATCGGGATCACGTCGACCATTCAGAACGGCCTGTGGACCACTGCGGCGGCTGACTTTCCCCTCGACGTGCGGGTAGGCGGGGAACGGATCCGCCTATCGGCGATTACGGGGGGCAGCAGCCCTCAGACCGGCACGATCTCCGCCCGGGGCATCAACGGCGTACAGCGGGCGTGGGCGGCCGGCACCGAGGTGGACGTGTGGGCCCCAGCGGTAGCGCCCCTGTGAGAGGTGACCAGTGATCATCCAGACCGGAATGAAGCTCACGCCGCAGCGGATCAGCATCCCCGCTGGAAGCGTCAGCGTCAGCTTCACCAGCCAAAGCCAAGTCGATGTTGTCGTCGCCTACGGGTTCACGTTCACCAACTCACCGCGGGTGGGGGTAAACATCGCGTCGTCGGCCGGGGCCACCGCCGGCTGGATCGCGAAGGCGCACTCCATCAGCACGACGGGCTTCACGCTGCGGGTGTCGGGAGCGTCGGCCACGTGGACTGGGGTGCCCGTGCAGTGGTGGGCGATCCCGTCGTGATTCGGCGCAACCTACTGACCGGGAGAGACACATGACCCGTGCACCCGCGAATCTGCTGGCCGTCCGCACCCTGCTCCTCACCCACCTTGACAACGCCCCCGGACCAGACGACCTGGATCCGGGCGAGGTGGGCATCGTCGGCGACACCGCGCACCGGGGCGGCTACCACTGCGGTTCGGACCGGGTGGTCACCGGCGACTACTCGGTGGTGGAGTCGCCCCGGGACCGGGCCGGGCTGACCCTCGACGCCGCAGCGCTGGACATCGGCCCGTTCGACGTCCGCTCCGGTGGCCGTACCAACACCCTGGCCACCTTCTCGGTCTGGTGTGTCGCGCAGTGCGTCGCGAACGCGGCCGACACCCGGGACATCCGGGAAATCATCTACAGCCCCGACGGCACCATCGTGAAGCGGTGGGACCGGCTCGGCAAGCGCACCAGCGGGGACAGTTCGCACCGCTGGCACACGCACTTCAGCTTCTTCCGCGACGCGATCAAGGCGGGCCGCGACCAACGGCCGCTGTTCCGCCGCTACCTGACCAGCATCGGCCTCATTCCGGGCCCCACCACCAGCACGGAGGTCGACATGTCGGAGCGAGCCAGCAGGGCCATTGAGGCGTGGGCGGTCGGCAACCTGGCCACCAGCGCCAAGGAGCCCGTCGAGCCGGTGCTCTGGCGCAAGCGCGACGAGGCATACCAGGCTGAGGACGTCGCGTGGCGCAAGCGGACGGACGCCACCCTCGCCGCGGTGCTCGCCGCCGCGAAGGGCCTCGACACCAAAGCCGTCCTCGCCCGCATCGACCAGGTCGCCGCGGCCGAGTCGGAGCGCGACGCCGCCCTGGCCGAGCTGGTCCGCCGCGCCACGAGCGGGGAGCTGACCGCCGAGCAGGTCGTCGACGAGCTGACCCGGCGGCTCGCGTCGTGACCATGCCCGATCCGCTCGGTGACCCGCTCGCGATCCGGATCACTGGCCGCGAGATCTACGACGCCGTGGTGCGCCTGACCGGCCGCGTGGACGTGCTGATCGAGCAGCACCAGGCCACCACTCGGGACGTGCAGGATCACGAAGAGCGGATCCGGCATCTGGAGTCGAGGCAGTGGCCGCTGCCGGCGGCGGCACTGCTGGTGTCCGCTGCGGCGCTCGGTACCGCGCTGCTGCCCCGATTGCTCAACTGAGCCCGACCGTACCCAAGGAGGTAAACCGTGCAGCCCAACTCATCCGCACAGCCGACTCAGACCCGCTACCCGTGGCGGGCGACCGTCCGGACGCTCTTCGCCGCCGGCGTTGGTGCGCTGTCGCTGCTTCCGGTGGCGGCCGCCACCGCCGGTGTGGACACCGTGCCGGCGGTCGCCCAGGCGGTGGGCGTCGCCGGTGCGATCACCCGCGTCTTGGCACTGCCGGGGGTGGACGCTTGGCTGCGGACGTACGTGCCGTGGCTTGCGACCGCGCCGGCGGACTAACAGTTGGTTGCCCTAGGCAACCTTTGCGCCGAAACGAAGCGCCCCCGCTCGGCTCTCCAGCCGGCGGGGGCGCTTCGCCCTGCCCGGGTCAGGCCAGGCGGCCCGTGCGGCGCATCACCACCCGGCGGCCGTCGTGGGTGGTGCGGACGGTGCGCGGGTGGCGAGGGCTGGCGGCGGCCCGCTCGGTGAGCAGGTGGTGGCGGGCACCGGCCGGGCCGTCGATGAACCGGGCGGGTCGGCCGGTGGAGGCAACCCCGGGGAACATGATTGCCCTGCGTCCGAGGCGGATCTGCTCTGCGGTGGTCTTCGCCTGCCGGTTCATCTTCGTCTCCCTCTCTCGCTTGCCTGTACCTAAATACTAGCCTGCCCTGTTGTTTAAGTCAATAGGGTGGGCTAGTATTTCCTCATGACTGAGACGCTCTCCGACCTCGCCGCCCGGCTCGCCGTCGTCGACCAGCTCGACCCGGCCGCCTGCTACCGGGCCGCCGGCGACCTCGCCCCGCTCATCAAGAGCGCCCTGGCCGCCGTGCAGGACGCCGCCGTGGCCACGGCCTGCGACACCGCCACCTACGACCAGGTCGCCGCCGAGCTGGGCATCTCCGCCTCCGAGGTCAACCGCCGCGTCACCGCGCACCGCAAGCGCACGGGTGCGCCGGCGAGACGTGGCCGCAAGCCGCGGCAGGCATAGACCGCCGAAATGCCCCCGCTCGCCTAATCAGGCTGGCGGGGGCATTTCGCTGTGCGGGTGGGTGGCTCATACTGGCCGCATGGCTGGTGGCTGGAGACTGAACCCCCCGGAGCCGGTGCTGTCGCTGACCTGGCGTCAGCGGGCCCGGCGGGCCTGGTCGCGGTGGGTACGGCGTCGGGTCACCGCGAGGTTGTGAGTTTGCACTGCACCTGACCGGCGCCGCGCTCCCGGGCCCGTTTCTCCCCGTCGCTGATCTCGCAGCGGAACATGTCGGTTCTGTGCCCGGTCGCGGTAACGGTGATCTCGATCTTCAGCCCGGACGTGTAGTCCAGGGTCTGCTTGTACTTGCCGCCCGCGATCTTGTCGCGGGTGTGGTCGCCTCGCGCTTCGCCGACCTTCGCCGCCCGGACGTAGATGTCGTAGGGGCCGGTGGCCTCGGTGATCTCGATCGTGACGACCCGCTGAGCACGTGGGTCGACCTGCTTGTCGGTGGCGGGTCGGTCGCTCTTGACGCCGCCTTCGCCCTCGCAGGCGAGTACCGCGGTGATGGCGAGCAGGAACGCCAGGGCCTTGACGGCGCGGCGTGTTCGGTCAGGATGGTGCATAAGTCAGACCTCCAGTGTCTGGTCCAGGCCCCTGGGGCGGCGCTTGCATCGCCGTTCCCGGGGCCGCCTACGTTCGGCGGGTTCGCCGACGTTTCGTCTCTGGCTCGGGCCAGATGCCTTGTTGCCGGCGGCGGCACTCAGCCTCGGGGCAGTCGCACCACCAGCCCACGCCCTGGGCGGGGATCTTGTCCCCACCGCAGTTATGGCCGGCCCCGGCCAATCCCGCGCAGCCCATGCAGCGCGACGCGCCGCTCGCGGGCGGCATGCCTGGGGAGTCGTCGATCGGCCCGTTCACGATCCGGCCCGGATCAGCCCGTCGACGCGGACGAACAACTCGCGCCGGGCGACGGCATCGCCCGCAGGGCCCAGCTCGTAGGCGTCGATCCAGAGCCATCCGTCGTAGGTGTGCCGGTCAGTCAGGGGCCGGATGACCCGGACCGCGATCGGTCGGCGGCTGAACTGCACGCTCGCCGAGCGGGTCAGGCTCAGGACTTCCCCGACCCTCACCGGCGTGGCCGCGGCCTTCACGGAATCCAGCCGACGAACCGGTCGCGCAGCTCGCGCCAGCTGTCGGTGCGCAGGTCCTCGAGCGCGGCGTGATAGAGGGTGCTGACGTAGTCCGACAGGCCCGCCAGGTCGCGGCGGTACGCCTCCAGTAGACGCACCTGGGCGGGAGCGCACGGCCAGGGTGTGCCGGTGTCGCATGCCTGGCACTCCCACTCCGGGCGGCGCGGCACGTGCTCGTCGACCAGCAGCGCCTCGACGGCGATGAGGGCTCGTGACACCCGCTGGGCGTACGCCGCGAAGGCGTCCCGGACGGTGGTCGGTGCCGGGATCTCGCCCATCGTCAGTCCGACCTGCCGTCGTAGCGGTGATCGGCCTGCCGGTGCCGCGCCTGATCGAGTAGCCGCTGCTGGGCGGCCCGGCGGTCGTCTGCTTCCCATGCCTGGGTGGCGGCGTGCCCCCAGCCTCGGCGGCGGAAGATGCGGTTGATCAGGTTGCGCCACATCAGCGTCCCCTCATCGGTGGTTTGCGTACGCAAACCTCTACGCTGAGTGTGAGCAGGATCGGATGGCCCGTCAAGCGTCCGCGTACGCATACTGGTGATCGACCGCTCGGGGAGGGAGGCAGACCTGATGCCCATGGGCTACCGCGAGATCACCGCCGCGCTGCGGAATGCGATCGAATCGGGCACGCACCGGCCGGGTGACCGATTGCCGACAGAGCAGGCGCTGGCCACGCAGTACGGCGTGTCGCGCGAGACGGTGCGACGGGCGCTGGCCGCACTGAAGGTCCTCGGCCTCGTGACCACGGCGACCAGCCAGGGCACGGTCGTGTCGCAACCGCCGGTGCGGGTCACACTCACCCACTACGCCGGCGCGGTCGACCCGACCCGCTCCGGCCGCGAGCTCGGCCCGTGGGAGACCGCGTGCGCCGAGCAGGGCGTGCCGTCCCGAGTGGAGGTGACCGGTGTCGGCCGGGAGCCGGCGCCGGCGGACGTGTCGCGGCGCCTGGAGCTGCCACCCGACACCGAGGTGGTGCACCGCCAGCGGCTGATGTACGCCGGCGACGACCTGGCGCAGCTGCAGGAGTCCTGGATCCCGGCGGACATCGCCGCCGGCACCGCGCTGGAGCACAGCGCCAAGGTCGTAGGCGGCCTCTATGCGGCACTTACCGCGGCGGGAGTCGAGCTGGCCACTGCGACCGAGGAGGTCACTGGTCGGGCGCCGACTGCGGACGAGCAGCGGCGCCTGGATCTGCCGGACGCGGGCATGGTGCTGGAGACCTGGCGGACCACTCGGGATCGCGCCGGCCGGCCGGTGGAGCTCCTGCGGTCCGTTGCCGACGCGCGTCGGGTCGCTCGCATCTATGACCGGATGCCGCTCGGCTGA